AATCATTCCAGACGCCTCAGTAAAGATTATGAGATTTCCGTCTCCTCTGCTGAGGCCATGATCAATATTTCTCATTTCCATATGTTACTCAAACGCTTATGAATACAGCTTCTAAGAAGGGCTCCAGCTCGCTGCCTGCGCTGTTTTCCCAGCGCCATCCTTGACTTTGTCGATTTTCGCTTACACATCTTTTTACACCATGCCTCATTGTCTCTGTCCAACAATTCGATTATGGCCTTTCGCATATAAAGCCTTGTAGTATTGCTCATGCTGTGGCCCCCTCTCCCCTACCGGTCAACCTAACGGCGGTTTTGATGTCTTGCAAAATATTCACTTGTATTTCCTCCTTGATTTCTCCCCGGAGGCTATGCTATACTGTCCCCGGAGGCTGGTATGGGGTGGGGCCGGGTTTCCCCGGCCCCGTGGCCTTACTTCTTGGGCCAGTTCGCTACTAAGGCTTCATGTAAGCTGGTGTAACTCTTACCTTTGTAGCTCCATACCCCATTGTGGTACTTCATGCCGCCCTCCTTTCTGCCGTCCTAGTGTCTCCAGCACCGGGGCGGCGCTTATTTCGTCGTTTGGGTTTCCCCTCCTGACACTACCTATTATGGCATATATGATAATATATGCAAGATGGTATATTAGCCAAATACTCATATATGCTTTCGTCTATTTTGCATATATACTAATATATGCTTTTGCGGTAGAATACTCATTGAAGGAGGTGCAAAGATGGGAGGCAAAAACAGCCCCGAAAGTATCAACCGCTATATGGCAAAAGCGTATGACCGAATAAACATACTTGTACCAAAAGGGCGGAAAGATACTATAAAAGCCCACGCAGAAGGGCGCGGCGAATCTATGAGCGGTTTTATCAATCGGGCCATAGAGCAAACAATGGAGCAAGACAAGGCCGGGGAGTAACTTCCCCGGCTCTTTTATTTATCATCCAGCAGCAGATTGAGCATTTCTAAAATGTCCGTAGCCATGTGGAGCGGGACGGGTGGCGCAGATACCGCAGAGCGGCAGCGTGGGCCTTTTTGTCGTAGCTCATCCGGTCATACCAGTATCGGTCTTTGACGGCCTGCCGCTGTTCCTCTGGCAACTCGTTCAACACCGCCGCCACGGCCAGCCCATCGACGGGCCTGTTTCCAGATAAACCGCCGCACCTGGGCCCACAGCTCCAGCAACGCCTCACGATCACCGCCCTGAGCCAGCACAGCCAGCGTCTCATTAGACATTGCAACTGCCTCCTTCATGGTTTCTGGGGGAATTAACCGGATTTTTCCCCCGAGAATCTCAAAGGTAAACTTTTTCAATCCTCATTCTGGAGCTGCAGCACCCTGGCCCATTCTTTCGGCCCCAGCAGCCGCCGCAAGTCCTCAAGCTGCCGGGCCTCATGCTGCTGCCTATACCGCAGGAACCGGGCCAGATAGCGCCGGTATGTGGCCTGGTGCATATAACGGGGCCGGTCTGGTAGCCAGTCGCAGAAGGTGAAGCTGTCCGGGCACACCCTGGGCCAGCTGACAAGGCGCTTTTCCACAAATCTAATCCCCTTGTGGTAGTAATACATGGAATCGCTTCGGGTTTCCTACTGAGATTTATAATTCAGTCTGGCACATTTACGGCAAAGGAATACGGCTCCGCTCAGATACAAATAGCGCACGCGCCCGCCACAGGCTGGACATAGCCAAAAGGCACGATCATCCCCAAATCCGGACGGTACACGGGTCAGCTCCAGGGATTGCCCCCACATCTCCCTCGGACGGTGCAGCTCCATGATCTCCCGGTCTGTCTCTGGCCCGTAATCGGTGAAGTGGTCGCAGTCATAAAATAGGATTTTTCCCGTCTTTGTTGGCGTACAGCGTTCCCCAGCCCTTCACGCTCCCGGCCTCGAAGCTGTCAATCCTGGGCGTAGCCTCCACTGTCCCGTGGCTCTTGTTCCAGCCGCCGTTACTTCTCCATCGGTACATATGCAAGCCTCACTTAAACAGGCGGGGCGCACGGACTATTGCCCACGCGCCCCATTGTGTCAGCCCTTGCCGTCAGCGGCAGGCTGGGCCTGGTAGAAGATAGCCGCCGCCTTGTTGTCCAGGACAAAAGCGCCGTAGCAGATACGGCCCTCCACCAGCGCCCCGGAAATGCCGGGCGGGTTGTCGTGGATGGTGTAGTCCTCCAGCTTAGTGGGGGCCACGGTTGCCACGGGGTGGGCCAGCATAAAGCCAAAATCGGCAGGCAGACGTATAGCGGGCACCTTCACCACAGCAGCACCGTCCAGATTACCGATCACGCCCTTCAACCGCATATTCTGGCCTACGTCCGTGTCCAGAACAATGTCGGGGCATTTCTTCATCAAGCCATAGACGGCAGGCGTTACCACCAGCACACGTCCAGTCTCGGGCACCTCGGCGTCGTCCAGAGCTTCAGACGCCTTGAGGATCTCGCTGTAAATGTTCTCGGCGGTCAGGGCCACGGCAGCGGGCTTGTGTCCGGCCTTTTCGCACATCACGCCGTAAACATGGGCGTCTACCTCGGGAATCACAACTTCTCGGTTCTGCCGGGCCAGGGCGGACGCAGCGGCCAGCTGCTGGGCGGTTTCGTCCGTGTCCAGCTTGTCAATGGCGAAGGTGAAAGACCGGTCTTTGGTCAGGGTAAATTCCTCGGTGGTGGCGTCCAGGTCAGCCACAGCGCTGTACCGGCTCCAATTCCCATCGGTGGGACCGTTGCGCCCGTAGTCGTTCATGGCGCTGGTGTTGATTTTGTAGACCCTCACCGTGTGCGCACCGTTCCATGTAAAATCGTTATTGGTCAATAGAGACTTCTTGCTCTCCGTGGCAAATTGTTCATCGACATAGGGCAAAAACTTGCTCACCAGGTCGATAGCCATAAAATCACTCCCTGTTAGTTAGATTTTAGGCTTAAAGGCATCGGCCAGCATGCTATCATCGGCGGAATGGCAGTCACTGGGCGGGTAGTACACGGGTGCCCCCACGGTAGCGGTCTTGCCCACTAGACCGGCGAACACGCCACCGATCAGTCCGTCAATGAGGGAAAAATCCTTCACCTGGCCGTCCGCCAGCTCCAGGGCGTCAATTTCGGCCCCACTGCCCTTCATGGCAATATCAAGGGCTTTCCCGATTACGCCCTTCTCTTGATAATAGGCCCGCACAGCCGCCTCTTTCGCGGCCCTGGCCTCCTTTGCCTCAAAAGCCTGTTCGCGCTCTCTGAGCGCCCTTTCGCGTTCGTCAATGGCCGTCTGCTGGGTCAGCTTCTCCCGCTCCCGGGCCAACCGGTCAGAAACGATCTTGTTTACTTCATCCTGAGCGAACAACCGGCCCGCGCCCTCTGTTTCCGCCGGGGTCTGCGTGGTCTGCTGCTGGATGTTCTGATTCATGTTGTCGTTCATAATAAAACCTCCGTTTTACGCCCTGAGTGTGGGCTGAATGTGGCCCTGGGGCAGGAGCGGAGGAAGGAGAAAAACTCCGTCCCTGCCCCATGAAACAGAAAAGGCATGAGAACAGCTTTTTTTGCTGTTTCCCATGCCTTTTTCTGGCTAACCCTTGCGGGCGGTACTCATGCCTTATTCATAATGATATTTTACCGCAATATGGTGGGGCAGTCAAGCGCCGTCCTTGATCTCTGGGTGCTTTGTGGTCAAATAAACGTGCAAATACGGCGGGTGACGGTCACTTTTCCGCACCTTTGCGCTGGGATGGAGGCGGCGAAGGGCCGCAAGCGCGGCAGTAGCCTCCTGTTCATCCTCTGGCAGATATGCAACAGTGATTTTCGTGCTATCACCCCTTCTTTTTTCACCTAAATACTATGGGATTTTTTCATTTTATGTTACGCTTATAGAAAGAAAGCCAGTCCTCCAGGCGCATAGTGCAAAGCCAGCCTTGCCTGTTGCGGCGGTGGAAAAGCACGGGCGTCTCATCGTTGAATTTTTCGCTGTCTCTGACAGCCTGGGCCATAGCCTCCGACACGTTCAACCGCTCCACTCTTTTGATTTCCGGGTGTATTCCGGGGACGTTTACCACATCCGGGGTGCTGCCAAAAGAGACAGCCCGTCCCGGCACCGCTGGTATGCCGTGGGCCTGGAATATCCTCATGATCTCCAATTCACCGCCCCGGCCTTTACGCTGTGATTTACTCCCCATCCTCTTTTTCCGTGGCCTCACCTATGGTATAATCCATACTGGACAGGGATCCTGCTATGCGCTCCAATGCATTTGCAATTCGCTCAAAAGTGAGTAAAAGTCTTTCGTTCATAATGTACTCCTTTACTCATACCCGGCATCTGCTTCATACCTTCTCAGTTCCCGGATTTTTTCGGAAAAGAAATGGTTGATGTTGTAGTCGCAGTTCCTATACCTTGTTTTAAAATGCAGGCTGATTAGATACTTATACGACACGGGCAAGATTTCTTGATATGGCACAATGTAATTACCCTCGGCGGGCATGATCTTCAAGATGTGGTCAATCTGCTCCCGCCTAATTGGCGGGTGCGGACAGCCCATATATTCCTCATAGGTCTGGAAGTACAGCCGGAACACTTCCAAACATTCTTCAAGGCTGTATGGGTTGCCCTGGTTGTAAACGCTAGCCGCGATCTTTGCAAAACGGCGAAAATCAAAAATCACAAAATTCCTCCTCAAAAAAGACGGCGACGGCGCGTAAGTGTCCCTTATAAGGGAGCGCGGCGGCGCTCGTCGTCGTCGCCCTTGTAGGGGTCGAAAAAACCTGTTTTTTCCCTTTTACAAAACTCTGAACTCTATACTCTAAGCTCTGGTGTAGAAAACCTGTTAGAAATCTAACGTAGCTTTTCCTTTTCCTCTTTGATTCTCCGTTGGTAATCCCGCTGGCGGTCTGCCTCCGTGGTTGACTTCCCGATGAAGTTTTGAATATCCAGCATATAGATTGCGTCGTTATCCAAAACCTCAATAAGTCCTGTTTTCTCGAACAGTTCAAGAGCCTTTTTTACCGTTTTTACTTTATGATGTGTAATTCTTGCAATCATTTCAGCATCATAAGGGATAGCCCCCACCATTAAGCGGCCTTCATCTCGTAGGCTTTTGAGGTACATCTTCAAGAGAATATTGCTATAAAGAAAACCATCAGGCATAGCCTCAATAGCAGCAAGCTCATTTCCATCAAAAAAGTTTTTTTTCAGCCTCATGTAGTAATAGGTTTTATTGTCTGCCAATTATTGAAACTCTCCCTTCTCGATGGCCGCAGCGGTTTTCAAGATTTCCTTTGCCCTACCGCGCATGGACTGGACGCAACGGGCCTTTTCTCCCTCACCGTCCGACAAAAAGTAGCCGCTTTTGCAATCCGCCAAAATAGGGACACCGCGCCGTCGTTCGGCCTCGATCTGCCGCCGGACGGTCCGCCCGTCCTGTCCGGTCAAATGCTCCAGGTGGCGCAGCGTAACACCGTTTTCCGCGCCGTAGCTCAGAAGATCAGCAATCTGCATAGGCGGAACCTCCACCGGCCATATAAGCCTCCAGGGCGTCCATATTGACTTTGAACGTCCAACGGCTCCCCCTCCAGGGCTTCAAGCATATCCTGAACCTATTCTGGCTGCAAGCTATCAGACGGCCTAACCCGGCTCTTGGGCGGCAAGGTAGCCTTTTCAGCCGGGTTATAGGGGATAATCATTTCCCGCTCCACCTGGGCCAGTATAGCATAGATTATGCCGTGATAGTCCCGTATCGTACCGGGGGAAAGTGGAGCGTCATTTCCCACGATTTTGAAAAGGTCTTTTCGTCCTAAATGCTGTTCGATGATAGCTGCATTTTTCCGGGTGATCTGCTGGCTCCGGCACAGATTGGTGATCAGCTGCCCATAAACGCCGCATTTCTCCGCAAATTCGTTGTAATTGTCTGTTCCTCGCAGTTCGTTAAAATCCACGGCGGGAACGGCGTAAACCCTCCATCGGTTTTGTCCCGGCTCCGACAGCTTCTTATATAGGGCGGTCAGGTGTTGGGGCCGAATGTCGACCAGCTTCATATGTCCGATATGCTCATTTATTCGGGCCGTTTGCCGCTTTATGCGGTGCAGCGTTTGGGGCTTGTCTCCCCGCTGTTCCTGCAAGTCGTAAACATAGGCCGCATATTGGGCAAAGGTCTGCCGGTTGTCGGCCTGGAATCCGATCTGTATTTCCCGTTCAAATTCCAGGGCCACACGCTGGACTTCCTTCTCCATCTGCCGCGCCGTCATAGGCCGTTCGGGTTTCCATGTCTTGAAATGCCTGATCTGCTTGTCCTGGGCGTCCCTACCCATCGACACAGTAATTTTGTAGGAAACACCCCCTTTCCCCTCAATTTTGCGGATACTTGCCATAGTATCACGCCCCCTTGTCTATCCTGATTTCGCCGTTCCAGCCGCAAGGCGTACCATCGGGGAGTTTGCCCCGGCACCGCTCCATAACGCCCCGGCACACGGCCCCCGGCTGAATGGGGTGAAGCCGTTTCCCGCATTTTGGGCAGCAAAACCACAGTTGCCCCTTGATTTTCTTTACCATGTTATTCTCCTTTTCTTGGCGCACATTTGGCGCATAACATAAGCGCACAAGTCGAAAGAGAAACAACAAGCGGGGGGGTGCCCTCATTATGGCACGTTGTAACACGTCCTTTAGCTTTAGGCACTTATATTGTATATTTTTGGGGCAGTTGTCTATGGAGGGTAACTGCCCATTTGGCCATTTTGACAGAAAATTTGGAAAATAGAGCAGTGGCAACACCAAAGTAAAAGGGAGTATAAAACGGGAGTGTCCAAAATAAAGATTTGATGGTATAATAAGGGATATGAGGAAACGAACAGAAGAGGCATGGAAGAGATGCCCAAAATGCGGAAAGATAGAGAAGCAGATCAAGGCAGG